AAAATTATGGCTGATTTATTAATGAAAATGCCTATTCCTTACGAACCGAAACGTAACAATAGATGGATTTTAAGATTTCCTTCATCATTGGGAATCAATGAGTGGTACGTTGAAAGTACGTCAAGACCTAAATTATCAATAAATTCAGTTAAGATTCCTTTCTTAAATACTGAAACTTATGTTGCTGGTAACTTTACCTGGGGTGAACTTGCTGTGACTTTTAGAGATCCAATCGGTCCTTCAGCAACTCAAGCTGTTATGGAATGGATTAGAACTTGTGCTGAGTCTGTTACAGGTCGTATGGGTTATGCTGCTGGTTACAAGAAAAACGTGGATCTTGAAATGTTAGACCCGACCGGAGTTGTTGTTGAGAAATGGATTTTAGAAGGAGCTTGGTTAAAAGGTTACGATGGTGGATCACTAAAATATGGTGGTGATGAGATCGCAACAATTACTTCAACAATTGTTATGGATAGATGTATCCTTGTTTACTAAAATAAATTTACTTTTAATATTAACCGCATATCTTTAATTAGTATGCGGTTTTTTTATGCTATAAAATAATAATAAAAATAAAATTATGGATCAAGATTTAATAAATTACGGACAACAAAATTTCACATTACCACACGATATAGTTCCGTTACCTTCAGGTGGTATTTTTTATAAATCAAGAAAAAAAGCTATTAAGGTTGGTTATTTAACGGCTAGTGATGAAAACATATTAGCCAACATGGATGGAAGAAAGTCAATTAATGAAGCGATTGTTATTCCACTTCTAAGAAGTAAAATTTATGAACCGGACATTAGACCTGAAGAACTTTTGGAAGGCGATGTTGAGGCAATTCTATTATTTTTAAGAAACACATCTTTTGGTCCAGAATATAATGTTGTGACAACAGATCCAAAAACAAAACAATCATTTGAATCCTCAGTAATGTTGGATGAGTTAAATATTAACAAATCAAAGGTTGAACCGGGCGAAGATGGGTTTTATTCTGTTAAACTTCCAATGTCAGGTTCAAATGTTAAGTTAAGACTTTTAAGTTTAATGGATACGATTGCAATAGATAATATTGTGGAAATGTATCCAAAAGGTTATGCCGCACCAATCGTAACAACAAGATTAAGTAAAATGATTGTTGAAATTGATGGTAATACCGATCAAGGAGAAATTGCATTGTTTTGTCAGAACATGCCAATAGGTGACTCAAAATTCATAAGAAAATTCATGAAAGAAAATGAACCAAGACTTGACTTAAACCGTTCAGTTATAGCCCCGTCTGGAGAAAAGGTAGATGTTACAATCGCCTTTGGGGTGGAATTTTTTCGGCCTTTCTTCTAGTTATATTCCTTTTTTAAATGAAGAGTATTTTTATTTAGCAAAATATCTTCGTATGCAGTATAGTGAATTTTTACGTATACCAACATATGTTAGAAAATATCTTATCAATAAATTGGTGGATGATTTAACTATAAAAACTCAACCTTAAATATTTATCATAAAAACTTAAAATGGGTTTATCAATACAACAACTTAAGGAATACGCACAATTATTGGGTAAAACTTATGATAAATTAACCAAGGAAGAAAAAAGAGCCGCAGAGTATGCTTTATCACAAGGAAATGAAAAAGGTGAAGATAAAGAAATAGAAACAAAAACAAAAACACCAGTTGATACAACAACTACTGAAGCTGGTTTTAAGGGTGCGGGACCTTTTGTTGATTTAGCAGAAGCTGCCGCAGATTTTGCAAAATCATTTTCACCTGAAGGTATTGGTGAAAGTGTTGATACTTTAATTAAAGGAGCTCAAGACCTTGGAAATGGTATGGGTATCGGAAGAGCAAGAGCTGCGGAATTTCGAGCAATGATTGCCGATGCAGTACCCGAAATGACTAAGTTAGGATTTAGTCAAGAAAAAACCCTAGAAATAATGGAGAGTATCCCAAAAACATTGGGTGTCAACACTACTCTTACAAAAGAAACAATTGTAGAAATTGGTTCTGCTGCAAAAATATCAGGAACAGAAGCTGGAGATTTAGCAAATAAATTTAAAAATGTTGGGTTTAATTTAGCCGACGTTGGAGATGAAATGGCAAAAGCTGCAAATTACGCAAAAAGTGTTGGTGTTAACGTAAAAGCTGTCACTGGTGAATTAGTTGCAAATCTTAAAAATTTAAATCTTTTTAATTTTGAAAATGGCGTTCAAGGGTTAACAAAAATGGTTGCTCAATCTAAAATGTTGGGTGTAAATATGGAAAAAGTATTAAATAAAGCTGAAGATCTAATGAACCCAGAAAAAGCAATTGAGTTTTCATCTGCATTACAAAGATTAGGTGTTCAGTCAAGTGCATTACTTGATCCACTATCAGCTATGGACATGGCACTTAATGATCCTGCCGCCTTACAAAATGAAATGGTTAAAGTTTCTCAACAATTTACAAGATTAAAAGCTGACGGATCTGGTTTTGAAATTTTACCAGGAGCTAAATTACAATTAAGAGAAGTCGCACAGTCACTCGGTATGAATGCCGATGAACTTGCAAACATGTCAATAAAGAGTGCTGATTTAAGTATGAAGATGAGTCAGATCAGATTTCCTGGTTTTGCGGCATCTGAAGAAGATAAAATGTTGATTGCAAACATGGCTCAAATGAAAGATGGTAGAGCTATGGTAACAATTGCAAAAGAAGGTGGTGGCACTGATGAAGTTGCTGTTGAAGATTTAACGGCTGAACAATTAGAAAAATTAAAAGAAGAACAAGCTAATCAAAATAAAACCGCCGAAGATCTTGCTAGAGATCAATTACATGTATTAGAAGAAATTTCAATGTCAGTAAAAGGTGCTGGGCAAGGAATTTCAATGGGTGTAGCATCTACAGGAGCCGTACAAAGAATGACAAATTTAACAAATGAATTAAGAAGAACTGTAACTAGTGTTGTTGCCAAAAAAGTTACAACTGAAAATGTAAGAGGAACTGTCTCACCAATTGCTTCTAACTTAGAAGAAGGTGTTGTTCAAGGAATAACACAAGGTGATTTTAAAGCCGCATTTGAAATTTTTAGTAAATTACCTGATTTACTAAAACAAGGCGCTGGTGGTGTTGCAACTGGAGGTGTTGACGCTTTAAAAAAAATGGTAGAAGGAGTAAACTTTGCAATACTTGATCAATATAAAGATGTAAGTGGTGTTAAACCCGGTGAATCAAATATTTCTAAAACTCTAGTTGATTTTTTAAGTCAAGGTGGAGAAGGACTTAGTTCATTGTTTGGTCTTAACAAAGGTACGGAAACAAGTCAAAATAATACTGTTAATTTAAATGCAAGTGTTGATATAAAAGGTGAGTCAAGTAATATGACAAAAGATTCTTTTAGAACAATGTTTGAATCTGTAATTGGTGAAATATCAAATGATCCTGCTGTTATGAGTAAAATTAATGATGGTATTAACAAAGTCGCAAACTCTAGTGGTATGGCAAAATAAAATTAAAAGTATTTATCAAATAAAACAAAATGTCAGAGAGTACTTTATCTTTTTCTTCATCGTCAAACTTTAGAAATCAGTTAATAGCAAGAAACTTGTCACCATATACTGTACCTGGAGTTTTTTCACCTGGCGGCGGAAATACAAACTACGAAACAAATCTGACAGTAACAAGTGTTGTAGATTCTCCAGACACATTGATCTCAACAAATAATTTAGCAAATTCTTTATATCCATTAAACGAATATGGTCCTGAAGGTGGCTTCCAAGGAAAATACACACTTCCAGGTGCACCATATCCGGTTGAGTCAAACAAAGGACCTTATGGTCCAAATGACACCCAAATGGATTTAATTAATGAATTTTTTATTGATGCGGCATATATACAAAACGTATACGGACCGGAAGGTGGCTATAGTGATTTAGTTGAGATTACAGATGTTGTTGGAAGCCCTAAATTATACCAACCATATTGGGATCCATCATCATTTGTAGCATCTTCATATTCAACATATGATTTAATTTTTAATCAAAACCCAACTGGATCAAATGGTCCTTTATCACAAGATACATACTTAGCAAGAATTGGTGCTAGTAGATTAAAAAGTTTATTTGAAGAAAGAATTGCTGCCGAGATAACACAAAATACAATAGGTCGTGTTAACCTAGATTCATTAACAGATCCAGCATCAGCAGCCCTTGTTGCCGCAGGAAAAGAACCTTTTGTTGAAAAGAATTGGAAAATTACAGAACCTGAAAATCCATTAGGAGCTACCGTTAGTTTAGCAAATAGATTAACTGGAACATATTTCCCAACATCATTAATTCCAGGTGATTATTTTAATGATGTAAATATACAAGCACCAAAATTAGAAAAAGCATTAAATGTTATTAATCCACTTACTGGTGGTTTATTGGGTCCAGTTTTAGATAACTTTAGAAACCCATCAGAAACTTTTGTACAAAATACTGGTAACGGTCAAAGATCAATTTTATTTTCATCTTTAGATTATAACAAATATAGACCAAAATATCCTAGAGGACCAATACAAACAATTACAACTGGTTTAGATAGAATATTAGATCCGGATAAACCAAATACTGGTGGTTACTATGTTGGTAGTCCAGAAGCAGAACCATCTAAAATTGATTCGCCAGCAAACCAATTACCAGTTGGACCAGGAGGAAAACAAATTAATACTATTGTTTATGGACCACAAGAGTTAGGAATATTATATGAAGGTAACCAAAATAAAATTCAAAATGGTTTAGCTGGTAAAGCACTTACTGATGGTGGTGGTATTGCCGGACAATTTGTTTGGACATCACCAAAATACAAATCAAATGCTGGATTTAAAGTAGGTGTTGGAGGTGGTGTAAAATCATTAGATAAAGAATATAATGTAATTAAACCTGATTATGAAAAATATCAATCAACGGATATTAAATTTAAAGAAGGTTCAATATTAGATGATACCCAAAGATTAATAGATGCGGCAGATACCGTACAAGGTGGGACTAGATTAAAACATGTAGGTACTGCAATCAATCAAGTATCAAAAGTGTTTAACGATGGATACAAAGAAATTACAAAAGGTTCAAAAGTGTTATCATATAAAAATGATTCCGATGGTACTGAAGCTGGAATTGAATATTGTAGAATTTTTACAAAAGATACACCTTATTATACTTATGGTGATTTACAAAAATCAGATGGTATTACAACTGAAGGTAGAAAGTTTAGTTATTCTGTTTTTGATAAAACTTATAACTTAAATATTGCACCACTTAAAAATCCAGGATCAACAAATATTATTGATAATAAAGTTAAAAAATACATGTTCTCAATTGAGAATTTAGCTTGGAGAACATCAGATAGACCAGGTTATACTTATGATGATTTACCAGTTTGTGAAAGAGGACCAAATGGAGGAAGAATTATGTGGTTTCCACCATATGGTCTTACATTTAATGATGACTCAAAACCAACATTTAACCAAACTACATTTTTAGGTAGACCAGAACCAATATATACATATAAAAACACAACAAGAAGTGGTAGTATTAGTTGGAAAATGATTGTGGATCATCCAGCAGTGATGAATACGATTGTTCAAAAACAACTTAAAAATGTTGCAAAAAAAGAACAAGTAGATTCAATGATTGATTCATTTTTTGCTGGTTGTTTAAAATATGATTTATATGAATTAGGTATTAAATTTAATACAATACCAACAAGAGATTTATTTACATATCAACAAGTATTAAATAACCCAAGATTAACATCCGAAGAATTAGGACAAGTTGCTTTTGAAATACCCCAAGCACCTGAAAGTAAAAACCAAAATAGTGGTGGTGGTAACAATGCGGACAATACAGACAATGCAATTGGGTCAGAATCAAATACTAAAAATGAAACGTCATTAGATTTAGTTTCAACACAAGATTTAGATAAATTTATAGGTTATGGTTGGTATTTTGAAAACAACTCACCAAACTCAATAACCGGAAAATCAACATATGGTGAAAAAGCAAATAAAGATTTTGAATATTGGTATAATGATTATACTAGTAAACAAAGTACAACATATGTAACAAATGCACCAGAAAAAGTTTATTTAACAAATGATACATCAGAAGGTAGATATGGTGCAAAATATGCTATAAAGGATACTGGACCGGTAAAGGAATATACAAGAGATGCAATCCAAGATTTTTTTACGCAAGTTATTATAGGAAATTTTGACATATTAAAAGGTGGATTTTTAGAAGAAGTTAAAAAAATATTAATTGCTGGAGGTGAAGTTGAGGTTGATCTAACAAGTTCCGCTTCTGCAACAGCAAGTGTTGATTATAATATTGATATATCAAAAAGAAGAAATAGTGCTGTTATGCAATGGTTGGAAAAACAAACAGTACAAGATGGAAAAACATTAAAAGAGTTTATTGATCAAAAAAAATTAGTTTTAAATTTTACACCAAGAGGAGAACAAGTTGTAATCCCTAAAACAAATGCCGAAGCTGCCGCAACATCAGATCAAACTGATATTTCGTTAGTTAATAGTAATGGAAGTGATGGGGTATTAAAAGATAATGTTGATTGTAGGGTTAACGTAAGAGAAAGACTTTCGTACAATGCTACATTATATTCTAGAACTGGAGCCGCAGAATGGTGGTCTATTCCACCAATGGCATGTAGAAGGGTTGCAATACAAGCTATTAGAGCTAAAAAACCACCCCCACCAACAACAACAACCACAACAACAGCTGCCGTAGGTGGTGGTGGAGAACAAATTGAAGTTCAGGATCCACAAACAAAACCGAGTAACGCTATTAAACCATCCCCAAATATCACTGTTGAACAAAAAATAAAAGATGGTATATCAAAAAAAGTTTTAAGATTTTTATTTTCTGAATGTGATTATTTTGAAGTTTTAAAAGAATCGGACCCAATGATATTCCAATCAATTAAAGATAAGATTAAATATTTTAGTCCGGCATTCCATTCAACAACACCAGAAGGTTTAAATGGTAGATTAACATTCTTAAATCAATGTGTTAGACCAGGACAAACAATTCCAATAATTGGTGCCGATGGAAGACCAAAATATAATGACGCTTTAAATACCGCATTTGGAGCACCACCAATTTTAGTTTTAAGAGTTGGTGACTTTTATCATAGTAAAATTGTACCAAATAGTATAAGTTTTAAATATGGTGATGCTCAGTACGATTTAAACCCAGAAGGTATTGGAATACAACCAATGATTGTTGATGTCTCAATGAGTTTTGATTTTATTGGTGGACATGGATTAAAAGGTCCTGTTGAGGAATTACAAAACGCACTATCGTTTAATTTTTATGCAAATACTGAAATATACGATGAAAGAGCAACAGCAACAGAAGATGTTTCAGCAAGAGATAAATATGTTGTTGAAAAAATATTAGCAAATCAACCACCAGTTAAAGTGGCTCAAGTCCAAAACCCAGTACCAAAAAGAGGTGGATCAACTATTGGTAATTTATTAAATAATACTGAATTAGATTATACTCAATTTGTCAATTCATTTTGGACAAAAACCGTTGAGTATTTTGACACAGTAATAAATACAAATAATACAATAGTTAAAAATAATAGTATTGGTGCAATATATTCTTTATTTATAGAAAGAGATTATTTAAAAGGTTCTTTTGATGAGTTTGGAACACCGTCACAAATATCAATTTATGGAAAACCAAAATCAGTACAAGAAAAAATTGATAAACTTTTTGAACTAACGATAAAAGATATTGAAGATGAAAACGATCCATTTATGACAAGTGTAAAAGTTAATGATCAAAATATCAGAAAAAAAGATAGAAGAGAAATTAGAGATAGATTAATAAGTTTTGTAACATCAAAAAAAGATGAAATATCTTTAAATATTAATAATGATTTAACAAGTTTAATTACTATCCAGGAGGAGTATACCCAATTCATTAGAAAATTTAATTTGTTATTAACAAAAACAGATGGATCTTTAAATAGTGACAATATTTCAAACATCTATAATTTATCAGGAACTACATCAGGAACAACAGATAGTTTTACAGCATTAAAAGATGCGTATATTAAAATAAAAAATAAACACGATGAATTTTTTGAGTTAAAAACTGGAGTTGTAAAAGGTTATACTTTTTTAGGGTTAGATCTAACAGATAATGCTTATAATAAAACAGAAGCAACTTTTATAGATAAAGGTTTTATTTTAGGTTTTCCAGATAATCCAGATAATAACAGATATAAATACGCCTTCAATCCTAGTACTAATACTGAAAAATCGGATAATAGATTTTATCAAGTTATGTCTCAAATATTTTTTGACGACACAAAAAAAACAGATTTAAAAAATTATTTATTAAATAGTACATTATATGGAGAAAAAAAACCAGAAGTAGAAAAAGTTATAGATAAAGCAATTAGTGAAATTACAATTTTATTTAATGGGTATACAACTTTTAATAATAAAAGATTTTCAGACACAATAAAAGAAACTGAAACTTATAAAACATTAGTAAAAAACCCAATAGACACTACAACATCATACAAATTAAACTACACGTTTACAACTGAAGGTCCACAACAACAAAAAGAAAGAATATTGAATCTTTATTCGACAAACAACATAAATACGAAGTTTGATACTTTTGATGGTAAAATAAAATTTAATTAAAATGAGTTTACAATATTACAACAGATACAGTAAATTTTTAAATAATGGAGAGCAACAAGTTGTTCCTTATATTAGTCTACCATCAAAATCAACTGACAAAAATTATATTTATAGAGTTGGACAGTCAAGATTAGATAAAATATCTTTCCAGTATTATGGAACACCATTCTTTGGTTGGTTAATACAACAAGCAAATCCAAAGTATTCCGGATCTGAGTGGTCAATACCAGATGGTGCTATATTGACAATTCCATTTCCGTTACTAACTTCATTACAGGATTACAATAACGAATTGGAAAATTATTTTTTTTATTATGGTAGATAACGGAGAAAACATTTTAGTTGAATTTGACTATGATAATATAACCCTTGTTGATCCTAATAAAGTAATAGATGAAGAAGGTAAGGTTAAAGAAAGATATGTCAAACAAGAAAATTTAGTAATGTATGCTAACTTGGAGTGTAGTGTCGTCCCAAGAACAAAGTTAGCAATTGGAGCCCCATTAAATGATAATGTAAGAACAATTTCAGTTGGAAAAATTAATTTCCTTAACCCAGGGTTCAAAACATTTATGAATACAAGTTGGTCAGATGAACTTACAGGTAAAGATACCGTAAAGGGATTAGGAGTTAACCAACCAAAATTAAATGCGGTACAAAACCCAAAGAAAAATGATGACTATTATATTACACAATCACAATATTCTAATGGAACACCAGGAGCTGTTGATAACGGGTTACTTGGTTTAAAGTCAATCAACATTGATATTAATACCGCTTTTTACCCAACAGTTACAATTAAAATGGAAGACGTAAAAGGTAGAGCATTATTTGAAGCCGGAAACAATTCACCATATGCTGCGTTTTTCCAATTACCTTACCCAATCTTTTATTTAACAATAAAAGGATTTTATGGTAAAGCCGTTAGATATCCACTTATGTTACAAACATTTAATTCGTCTTTTGACTCATCTACTGGTAATTTTAAAATTGATTTAAAATTATTTGGATATAAATACGGTATAATGTCCTATGTGAATTGGGGTCAGATGTTAGCAGTACCACATATGTATAATACATTTGTTAACACTAATACACCAACAAATAAACAAGGAATTACTGAAAATGTAACACTACAGAATAATGAAGTTGTTATTACAGCATCAAAACCTTCTGAAAACAAACCACAATTAGTTAGTCGTGGTTATCAAAAAATGAAAGAAGTTTATTCTGAATATAAAGCTAAAGGTTTAATAGACGATGATTTTCCGGAATACACTGTAACAAAATTAAAAAGTAAATTAGACACATTTATTAAAGATATCTTAGAAAAGTTTTCAAAAGAAAATCTAGGGACCTTAACAGAATTAGATAATTACCAAACACTATTAACCGAGTTCTCAAAGAAAGTATTTTTTAATACAAATTCTTGGTATAGAACATATATGGATACAAAAACACCTTTAGTTCTTACTGACGAATCAAAAGTGTATACGTACAAAAAAGAATATGATGATCAATCAAAAAGATCTGCCGCTGAAACAGAACTTGATGGAATTATAAAAGATTTTTTAGCAAAACTTGGCGCTAATAGTGTTGCAGGTAAAAACGGAAGCTATGTTGTTGGTGGTAAAACAATAAAAAGTGAGATCCCAATTGATGTTGATATAAATAAATTTAAAAAAGATACATCATCTAAAGATGTTGATTTTCCAAAAACATATAAGGAAACTACCGGAAAAGCAATTTCAGGTACTACAGAATTAGATATTTTTAAAAATGGTTTATCACCAATAATTGATAAATTAAATTGGTTTATTTTTGACGGTAAAAATACATTTAATGAAATAATTGCAACAGCGTCAAAAAATGTAACAACATTAAGAACTGACGTAGAACAAAAAATAACTGAAAGTTTAACAGAACAATTAGCAAGAAAAGATAGTGGTATTGGATTTAAACCAACAATTAGAAATATTTTAGCACCATTCTTTGCACAAGGTGAAGCTTTTTTAAGATTAATGGATGATGTCCATACTGCCGCATGGGGTATTAGAGAAAATCAATATCGTAAAGCAGCAGTTCTTGGTGGTTCATCAACAGCCCAAAGTGTTGATGTTAAGGTACCGGGTCAAACTAATGAACCAATATATCCTTGGCCACAAGTATTGCGTGAATATACCGCAACTGATGGAAATGAAAAGTTTGAACAAAAATATCCTGGTGATCCATCAATATCATCATTAACTAAAGCTTATATAAGTGAGTTATGGCCTGAAGTTGAATTTGTTGAGGAATATATAAAAGGGTTTATTGAAAGAGAAGCCGATGAACCAGATTTTGGAGACACAGGTAACAGTGTTTTTAAACCAAATAGATTAAGTTTAAACGCCATTGACTTTCCAATTACAAATGAAGTTTTCCAAAATAAAGAAGAAGTAAAATTTTATTATGAAATATACGAAAGAGTTTTAGTTAATTCTTTTTATTCAAAATTAAGTAGGATTCCGGGATACCAATCTAGTGTTTATCTTGTTGAATCCGAAGATGAAAAATTAAACGTAATTAAAAGTTTGGGGTCTGAAAGTCCATTTTTACAAAAAAAATTAAAACAGTATTTAATTGATTCTGCAAATTATACAACATTCCTTAGACACATCTCA